CGTGATGCTGGAGTAGTTTATTTGCATTCTGATGAAAACCCATTTGGGGGATATGACCGAATAAAGAAAGATTTGCAACAATCCACTGATGAGCAAATTTTGTGTCGTGCCTATGGGTATCCTGTAAGAAGTATGACATCGTTACTTCCTAAGTTTAGCACTTCTGTAAATGTACTGTCGGACGAACCAAATCAATATGGAATGAAATTTCCAGATATTACCGATACGGAAAAGTTTACGACTTATCAAGTAGTTGACCCAGCGGGAAACAGGAATTTTACATCTATTTGGGGAGCCGTAAGCAAAGATGGTGAAATATACATTAAAAAAGAGTTCCCTGACCTCAATACATACGGAGAATGGGCGATTTTCGGTGATCCCAGATGGCGTTTTGGACCCGCTTCTAAGAAAATTGGTTATGACATTGCTGGTTACGCCGATCTATTCAAGGAAATAGAACAAGAAGAGGGACTAAGAGTCTTTGAAAGAATAGGGGACTCAAGATATTTTGCTAGAGAAAATGAAAACAATGAGGATTTGTTTTTGTCTTTTTCTGATTGCGGGATGGATTTTGTGCCTTCTAGCGGAAAACAGGAGCGAGAGGGTATTATAAAACTAGACGAGTGGTTTGATTATAATGAAAACGTCAAAATTGACTTAGCTAATATGCCCAGATGCTATATTCACGAGGATTGCGGCAATTTAATTGAATCAATAACTCATTATAACGCAAATGGTAAGTCAGATGAGTGTTTAAAGGACTTTTTTGATGTATTAAGATATTTTAGAATGGCTAACGATGGTCGGGGACCCGATTTCGTAAATGCACAATCACTACAAGTTACAAGGAAAAATATAGGAGGTTACTAATGGCAAAGAAAAAATTAAAACAGATAGCAGAGGAATTTGATATTCCTTTTGAAAAAGCCCAGGATTTAGCATTTCAAAATCTTGAGGAAGAAATGATTACTGGAAAAGGAAAAAACACCTGGATCAATGAAGACGGACAAATAGTCTTTGATACTATTATACCCGTACCAGTAATATACAGGGGTCGCGTGGTACGATTAATGCCCAATCCAAGATTTGTCTTGACAAGGATACCAGATTTAAATACTACAGTGCCAGTAGAGGCTAAGTTAAATATAGCTAAAAATTTAAATGGAAAATATATTTATGTACAAGTTGATAATTCTAACAATCATAGCACTTATCATCACATTATACCTTCTCGGCGATGAACCTTTTTTTTAGCCTTGCTTTACATGTTAAAATAATCAGCTAAGTATGGACAATCAAAATATTTCGGAAGAGCTAACTTATGTTAGCAAGAAACCCAATGTAACAGTCTTAAGAAACGCTTACGACAGAACAAGAACCGAACTATCGTCATTTTTTGACCTATGTCGTTCTTCTTATGATGATAGGCGTAATTTTTGGGCTGGAAAAAGTCCTGACCTGCGTAAGCATGGAGCGGATGCTTTTCCGTGGGAGGGTGCGTCGGACATGGAAAGTCATGTTATTGATGAACGAATAAGTCGTCTCGTATCTTTATTTATTGCTTCACTATCAAGGGCTAATATTCGTGCATTTCCAGTATCTAGCGATGATATGGGCAGAGCAAAAGTAGTTTCAAGCTTTCTGAAATGGATGGTTTCTTCTGGTTACATTCCGCGATTTAAGAAAGAAATGGAACTTGGTGCAAATTATTTGCTTGAGCGTGGTGTCCTAATTAGTTATGTGGGCTGGCACCGCGAAGATCGTCGGATTATTCAACAACTTACAGTTGAACAAATTGCTGGTCATTCACAAGAAGCAATGGACATGTTTATGTCTGGATATGCGGACGGCGAGGTAGAACAAGCCCTAATGCTTGCATTTGATGGACTAACTGAAAAAAGAGCAAAAAAGGCAATTAACGAATTGCGGACGAAAGGCGTTGCCGAATTACCCGTAGTTCGCAGGCAGGTGAACGCACCAGAAATTAAAACTCTTTCACCTGATGGTGACTTCTTTTTTCCATCTTATGTAACAGATCCCCAAAGGGCACCTTTTTGTTTTTGGCGTACTTATTACACAGCACAAGAGCTACAAAATAAGGTAGTCACTGATGGATGGGACGAGGGATTTGTGGATTACGTTATCCAACATTTTCGCGGAGTAAACGCCAACAGCATTGAACGTAACGAAATTGGTTCGCAAATATCTCAATCAAGTTTTACTAACGCCGTATATCAAGCTGAAGAATTAATTGAAATTGTTCACGGCTATCAGCGTCTAATTGACCAAGAAGACAATTCGGAAGGCATTTATGAGACTATTTTTCACAGAGAACTGTCTAGCGATGTAGAGGTTCAACCTTATGCTAGCTTTGAACTACTTAATGGCTACGAAGATTATCCAGTAGTAGTTACTAAATTATCCGAGGATAGTAAACGTCTTTACGATACAAACACTATTCCCGCATTACTTCGTGGAATACAAAATCAAGTTAAAATTGAACGTGATTCACGGATAGATCGCAACAGTTGGGCAACTTTGCCTCCGCTCATGCACCCCAAGGGTCAAGCACCGCTAGAATATGGTCCAGGTCGTTTTATTCCTTATCGCCGAAAGGGTGACATTGAATTTGCACCTTCGCCACCATCACCTACTGGTTCTGTTGAAATAGAAAATACTTTAGAACAACAAGCCGACAGACTCGTAGGGCTAGATGATTCCGTCATGTCACAAACAAAGAAGCAATTCTTAGTTGATAAATTTTTATCTCACTCGGCGGAAGTTCTAAAGCTTGCATACAAGTGCTTTCAAAGATTTGGTCCCGACGAAGTATTTTTTAAGGTAACTGGAGTTCCAGATCCTCAAACAATGAATAAAGGTGATCCTATGGAGAATTTTGATGTCATTGTAAATTACGATGTATTAAATACAGATCCAGAAACCCAGGAAAAAAAGCTTCAGCAATTCATTGCACTTTCACAAATGGACAGAAATGGTCGTTTAAGTATGGATCGTTTACTTGAGTTATCAGCTAGTGCTATTGATCCTGTTCTTGCGGATGGTATGATTATGCCAGCCCAAGAAGCACAAGAAGATATTCGTAGTGAAATTACTGATGATTTATCTAAGCTGTATGCTGGAATTGAAGTGCCTGCTCGTCCAAACGGTGCTCAGTTTGCACTACAAGCAATTCAACAATACGCTCAACAACCTGATATTACGGAACGCTTACAAAGCGATGAAGGATTTAAAGCTCGTCTGGAAAAATACGCACAGCAATACAATTTCCAAATGCAACAAAACCAAAATGCCGAAATTGGCAAAATTGGCACTGCTCCATCTTCAATGGGCGGTATGAATACACAAACAATGAACCAACAATAAAATGGCAGACAATATTACTAGAAGTGATTACGCAAAAAGGCGTGAGGGCGAAATGATTGAGAAAGACGATAAGAAGTCTTTTGAAGACTTAACTAAACGATTCAAAGATGTGATTCGCGAGGCTGAGGGCTTGAAGTTAGAAGCTTACAAGCCAGATTCAACAGAAGAACATTGGACTATTGGTTTTGGTCGCTATGGTGCAGAAATAGAAGAAGGCGATACTATTACTGAAGAAACAGCAGAGGAAATGCTGGATGAAGATGTTACCGAAAGAATTAAATCCTTAAAAGAATTACTTCCTGAGTTTGATACTTATCCAGATAGTTTGAAAGATGCGTTGTTCAGTGAACACTATCGCGGTTCTATCAAAGATAGCCCAAAAACAGTTAAAGCAATTTTGGATTATGACTTTGACGAGGCGGCTCTTGAGTATTTGAGAAACGAAGAATACGAAAATGCTGAAGAAAAAGGAATTCCAGGCATTCGTCCGCGGATGGAAAAGCTAGCTGAAGAACTAGGTAAACTAAGTGCTAAATAATGCCAAAAGATAATATTGATAGGGATATAGAAACCCTAAAAACGCACGATACGTTTATTCGTTTCCTGTCTTTCATTGAAACTCTTCGGGACGAGTGCATTGCTGATCTTCACAATGCTAATACCGAAAAGATTCAACAAATTTCTGGTCGGATTTTATCTTACGACCAACTTCTTGAAATGACACAATTTAAAGATTTAAAACATTTGATTGAGCAATAGCTTGTCAGATGTGCTAAGATATAACAATCGCCCTCGCTCGGCGTTAAGGAGTGGAAACATATGCAAGATGAAATAACTACGGAGAACGCTGATTCCGTTGAAAATACAGCGATTACAGAAGAAGTAGCACCAGTAGCCGAACAAGTTTCGGAAACTAAACCTATTTCTTCAAACATGTCAGCGGAGGACTTTATTAGTTCACGCTTAGGTGATGAAACTTCACCAAAAGATGAGGTTGAGGACAATTCAAAAACAACAGGGCAAGCAGTACCTGAAGTTGATGAGGAAGCCAACGCCAATGTTCTTTCACAGGTTGATTTAGACGATATGACCGAGGGTGAGCTTCAGGAGCTTTCTCAGAAGTTAGGTTCTCGTGCCGTAAAACGCTTCGGGGAACTAACCGCAAAGAGAAAAGCGGCTGAAGAACGAATCCAGGTACTGGAATCACAGCTTCAAAAAAAAGCTAAGAAATCAGTATCCGTATCAGACATTGATCAAAATCCATACAAGGATCTAAAAAACATTAAAGAAGTTCAAGAAAAATCCAAAGAAATTAAGGATGCAATTGAATGGGCTGAAAATGTTCTTTTTGAATCTGATGACTATTCCGCAAATGATAAAGTTACCGAGATGGATGGTAAGGCTGTCACTAAAAAGGAAGTCAGGAATATTCTTAAAAATGCTAGAAAAGCACAAACTAGACATATTCCACAAAAAGTCCAAGATTTAAAAAATCAAGTTGAGGGGAAAAAAACCCAAAATGCTTTGCAAGAAAAAATTAGACAAGAAATTCCTTGGGCGACAGAAAAAGATAATGCTACAAACCAGCGTTATCAATCAATGTTAAAAGATAAAAGACTAACAAACGCATTGGAAAATGCTGACCCATCACTAAAAGCACAAATGCCATATCTTTTGGCTCATGCGGCTAATAGTATTTTTGGGGAAAGAAAGTTAGTTGATCAAGCGGTTAAACCATCTAAATCCCTTAATCCGCCAAAAAGCGTAAGCAATACGGCGGTTAAGAGTGAACAGCCTACGAACAGAAGGAGCAAAAACATCCAGACATCTAAAAATTCGTTTCGTTCCACAGGAGCGGCGAATGATTTCATCAAATTAAGAACTGCACAACTAAGTCGTTAATCCAATAAAATAATATAATACTATGGCGTTTTCAAACACATATGATGTAGCAAACCCTGGATCGGCTGTTTCCAATCGCGAGGACTTGACTGATGTCTTGACTATCCTTGCTCCTGAAGAAACTCCGATTCTTTCTGGTGCCTCCAAGAAAAAGGCATCCGCAACTAACACCGAATGGACAGTAGATGTCCTTGACTTACCAAACACAGATGGTATTGACGAGGGTGCTGATGTTCTTGCCTTTACTGACCAGTTTTCTGGTCGTGCTCGCATGGGTAACTTCACACAGAAGTTCCGCCGCGATTACAAGGTATCAGAACTGCAAGAAGCAGTTGATTCAGTCGGTCCCGCTAAAATTGCTGAAGCAGAAGCTAAGGCTATTCGTGAACTCAAGCGTGACGTAGAGAAAACTCTATGTTCTCAAAATGTAAAACAACAAGCTGCTGGAGCTGTTGGTGGAGTCGCAACTCCTTACAAGATGAATGGTCTTGCTTCTTACATTGATGCCGCTCCTGCGGCTGGCGTTGGAGTTCCTGCTGGCTTTGAAACGCCCGAAAGTAGCGTTTATAGCCAAGCGAACGATACGGCAGTAGCGTTCAACGAAAGTGCGTTTAATGATCTTATTTCCAGCATCTTTGATGTTAACGGAGTAAGCAACGGACTTACACTTGTAGCCAATACAGGTCTACGCCGCACAATCAGCGACTTTGCTCGCCTGGGTGGTGCTGGTGGCGATTCAGTTCGCACTGTGAACTACCAAGGTGGTTCTGCCGACATTAAACTGTCAGTTGAACTATACCAAAGCGATCACGGTATCGTTTCTATCGTTAATGGTAACCCTGTCTGCATGCCTAAATTTGGCAACGCAACAAATAAGGGTGCTGGCTTCCTCGTAAACCCTGAATACTACGGTGTTCACGAGTTGATCCCAATGGGAACTTCTCGTCTGCCAAATCTTGGTGGTGGTGAGCGTGGTATCGTTGACTGTGCTTTGACCCTCGGTGTTTATCACCCACAGGCTCACGGTATCATTCGCGGACAAGCTTAAATAATTCTGGTTGGGGGGCGAAAGCCCCCCGCCTTTTTATTATGGAAATAATTAGCAAACCTCACGAGATTACACAGGAAGCAATTGATCGTGCATTCATGGATCAAGTAAAGAATAGCTTTAAGGAAGAACGATCAACCGAAAGCTCGCGTCGTGACATTGCCCGAAAAGAGGCAACCGAAGAGCGAGGCAAAACGCACCCAGTACTTGGTAAATGCGTAGCAACAATTCCCGCACGGGATTATTTCAGAATGATTTTAAAATACGGCACTGAGCACGTTCATTCTAAAGAATTTTTAAAATATTACAATAAAACTTACTCAGATTTGAGTGCAAATAAAATATAGTGCAAACTAGATCATACGACTCTTTATTTAATTTAGTAAAGGCTTTAGCTGGGGTAAATGATTTTACCACTGAAGAAGATAGTTACATATTAAATTTTACAAACCGCAGGTTTAAACAGGCTTTTGATGCGTATCCTTTTTGGGCACGGTATTTGGTAGCTGGGGAGGCTCGTACGGCTGATGCAAACAATTTAATTGCTTTTACGGAAGCAGGTAAAACAAACATTGGGGAATTTTTGCGTATACATAGAAGCCAGCCATTTAATAGAAATTCCACAATTGAATACGATTTTTATGTAACTGGAGAAGGAGCATCTTTGTTAAATATACAAAGTAATTCATCTGGATCCGTATTTGTTACATATAAAAAAGAAGTCCCTGATATAGTGTCTTCCAGTCTTATTCCTCTGGAATTCTTTTACTTTATGGCTCACGCTGTTTATGCGGATTTTCTCCGTATGGACGGTCAAAATCAAAAAGCTATTGCTGAAGAACAAATTGCAGAACAATACTTAGATGACGAGCTTGGCAAGGCTAGTATAATAGCTAACACCAACATCGTTGGAAAAAAAATCTCAACATATGTCAACAGACAATCCCGATAATAATGAATAGTTCAAAAAATCAAACATTAGAATTTAGTTCTGGCGGATCCGCCATTATAAATTCGTCCTCCGTTTCTCCTGCTGGAACTTTTGGAGCAATACAGTTCCTTAAAGATTCTACTTTGGATGTAGTTACAACTAGTAAAATTACTAATCCAGCACTACTTTTAACTTCTTTTACTGCTGGCACTGTCCTGTATGGAGAATTTACAGGCGTGTCTATTAGCGGTGGTTTAGTTGCATTACACCGATTTTAAATTAAAATGTCTTTAAGTTTAAAAATTTCATTATAACATGTTTTTAGGTTTAAAACTTGCACTGCTTCGGGACAGGTCAACAAGTCAAATTACGCCAGTTACTTATTACTATTTAAGAAGCGACAATAGTGGTAATTTCTTGCAACCTACAACAAATTCAAAATACGCTAGACCGAAATAATTATGTCAGATATAACAGTTTCAAATGATGTAGATGTTATGCTACGATCAGCAGATAAAACATCAATTAGAAATAATGTTTTTGGTGATTTTACTTCAACATCTCGCTCTGTTGGTGCTTCGGCTTTAGACCCAATACAAAACAATCAGCCAGGCACTAACCTTGATACGGTAGCTAACTTATGCGTGGATACAGCAGGCAATGTTGTGAGAGGCTCACAAGAAGCAACTTGGACTTTTAATAACAC